GAGGTTTCACATCTTTGGCTGCCGCTGGTAGTACGGCAACGAACAACCCTGCAATTTTTGGGAATGGCGCAACGATCTATTTTGCAGCGACCTACCTTGCAGCATAAACGGAGAAAGACATGGCGCTGACAAAAGTCACTCACTCTATGATTCAAGGCGCTGTTGCCAACGTGCAAGATTTTGGCGCGGTAGGCGACGGCTTGCAGGATGATACAGCTGCTTTTGTAGCTTGCATCGCTGCGCTAACGCGCGGACAAACCATGTACGTGCCCAAGGGCGTTTACGTCGTAACTGCAGCATTGACGATCAACAAAAGCATCAACATCGTCGGAGAAAGCAAGTTCGACTCAATTATTTACGCAAATGGTTTTGGTACTGATGTAAGCATATTTGATTTTACTGGCACGACTGGCGCTCGTATTCAAGACCTTCGGATGGAAAACATCTCGCTGTGGTCAGACAATAATTTAGCGCGGGGTATGACGCTTACATGGGTCAACAAATCCAGCTTTTCAAACCTCTACTTCTACAACTTATATCGAGGTGTGGGCGGCGACAACGCTTGGTCAAATAATTGGAAGAACGTATCCGCGTACAACATTACGACAGAGTTGTTTAATTACGGCTCTGAGTGCAATAACAACCATTTTGACAAGGTGGAGTTTCGGGGTGCTACCGGCATCAAAGTAACAGGCAACACCGCAGCGTTAAAGTTCACCGCTTGCGACTTTGAGGGGATTACCAGCACATCCGGTTATGGGTGTTTGCTTGCACCTGTTACGGGAACAACAATTAGCGGTGTTGTGTTTGACGGTTGCTATTTTGAAAACATCAAAGGCGCTGCAATCAGTTGCGATGGCGCCGATGCCAATTCGGTCAAAGGCTTGGTAGTCAAAGGCTGCTATTTCTTCGGCGGCCGCACATTGATTCACGGAACCGCTGGGACTGCCGTCAACGCTTTGGTGTTGTTCAACATTTCTGGCTTTCGTATCTCAGAAAATATGTTTATGGATTGGCAAGACAACGCAATCTTCAGAAGTGCTACGGAAAGCAACGGCGCGGTCGAGAACAACATTCTTTCAATCACTCCAGCGCTGACAAACCCAGCGAACAGAATGTCCGCGTCGGTGATTGTTCGAAACAACACTTATGGGCGACGCGAAGAATACTCATCATCGGCACCTTCATCTGGCACTTACACCGTCGGGGACTTCGTGTGGAACTTGGCCCCTTCGCTTGACGCAAACGATATGGTTTTGCTTGGCTGGTCTAGGGCCACAACTGGCAGTGGCCATGTAATTGGTACGGACTGGTTGCGTGTGTACGGTTCCCATCTAAGCCCCGCAACGTAACGCTTGGGGCTAAATCAAGCGTAAATAAATACTGTGCTGGTCCAGTTGACCAGAATTGATTTTGATTGGAGATCAAAATGGCATTGAAAAAAGTTGAGGTAGTTGACCGTATCGAAGTTCTCGAAAACGGCTGTGTGCAGGTTCGCACGCGCACTTCCATCATGGAAGACGGCAAGCAGATCAGCGGCGCGTTCCACCGCCACGTTGTCGCCCCCGGCGATGACTACAGCGGCGAGGATGAGCGCGTGCAGGCCATCTGTGCTGCCACGCACACGCCAGAAGTGATCGCTGCCTACCAGGCCGCTATCGCCGCGTAAAGGACACCACCATGGACAACGCATTCAAACCCCTGGGCAACACGGTTGCCATCACCGCCGCCAGCACCGCGCCCACGGGCGTGCAGGCCAGCGCCAGCTCCACCAGCCGCGCAGCATTTGCGGGCCAGTACCGCGTCGTTAACGCCGGCAGTGTGACCGTGCACCTGGGTGTCGGCGCCAGCGCGGCAGCTGCCGCGGCTGCGGCCGTCGCTGCGACCTCGGGCAGCCCGGCGGCTGGCATTCCCTTGGTGCCTGGCGCCGTCGAGATCTTCAGCTTCGACGTCGACACGTACTTCAGTGGCCTGGCCAGCACCAACACGACGATCTACATCACGCCGGGCGACGGCCTGTAAAAGCCCGCCACCGCGCTGGGATTCTGGCCCGCCTTGTGCGGGCTTTTCTTTGCCTGGCGCGTGTCCGTGTAACGCAGCTCGCCTCCTACCATGCGGCCATTCGTATGAAAGCGCGCAGCATGACACCAGACCAGCAGACCACTTTTGACGCAACGATGGCGGCGTCTGGCAGCAAGGCCACCTACGGCGGCGCCAGTGCCAGTGTGTTTGGTTGGCTCGTCTCCAACGAGTTCGCGGTGCTGATCGGTATCTTGATCGCGGTCGCGGGCTTTGGCGTCAACTGGTACTACCGCCACAAAGAAGACAAGCGCCAGCAGGCCGAGCACGAGCGGCGCATGGGATTGCGGTAATGAACCGTCGTGCTCTTGCCGGCCTGGCCTTAAGCGCTGCGACGCTGGTGGGCATCGCCGTGCACGAGGGCTATCGCGACACCGCCTACATCCCGGTGCCAGGCGATGTGCCCACCATCGGTTTCGGCACCACCGCCGGGGTGATGATGGGCGACAGGATCACGCCGCCGCAGGCGCTGGTGCGGGCGCTGCAGGACGTGCAGAAGTTTGAGGGCGCGCTCAAGCAGTGCGTCAAAGTGCCACTGCACCAGCACGAGTACGACGCCTACATCTCGCTGAGCTACAACATCGGCTCGGGTGCGTTTTGCAAATCCACCCTGGTGCGCAAGCTCAATGCCCAGGATTACGCCGGCGCGTGCCAGGAAATTTTGCGCTGGGATAATTTCCAAGGAAAGCCGCTCAAGGGCCTGACGCTCAGGCGCGAGAAGGAGTACCGGCAATGCATCTCAGGCTCGTGATTGCGCTGGTCGCGCTCGTGGTGCTGGGCGCCACGCATTGGAAGGCCTACCACAGCGGGCAGAAGACTGGGCGCGCTGACATCCAGCAGCAGTGGGACGCCGAGCGCGCGGCGGCGGCCACGCAAACCTTGGCCGCGAGCGAAGCTGCTCGAGCGAAAGAGCAGGCGCTGGCCTCCACCGTTGAAAGGGTGCGCAATGAGCTTGATAAACAAAAGTTGGCGGCTGCCGCTGCTGCTCGTGAGTCTGCTCACCGGCTGCGCGACTACGAGTCCGCCCTCGCCGATGCCGTCCGTGATCGCACCGCCGAGCATCCCGGCCCCACCAGCGGAGCTACTGGTCCCTTTGCCGCCATCGCCGGTGAATGTGGAAGAGCTCTTATTGCGCTGGACGAACATGCTCGAGGCCTGGAGGCGAAAGCAAGAGCTCTGCAGAACTACACCGCAGGCGTGTGTGTGACGCCGCCGAGCCAGCCCCAATGACGCATGCGAGTCGAGCGCGTTGCCCCCAGTCACAAGCTGTTGCGCGTGCTGCACGCGGCCACCTTTCCGCGCGACGAGCAGCCGGAGTGGGAGTCGGGCACCTGGTGGCTGGTCTTTGACGGTGAGCGCGCGATCGCCTTTGCGGGCTTAACGCCGAGCGTTCAATTCTCCGACTGCGGTTACCTGGTGCGCGCGGGCGTGCTGCCGGCCTGGCGGGGCCGGGGCCTGCAAAAGCGCCTGCTGCGCGTGCGCGAGCGCTTTGCCCGCAGCGTCGGGCTCAACTGGCTCGTGACCGCCACCTACCAAAACACCGCCAGCAGCAACTCGCTCATTGCCGCGGGCTACCGGCTCTATGAACCCAGCCGCCCCTGGCTGGACAAGGGCGCGCTGTACTGGCGCAAACAACTGAAAGCTGACTGATGGACCGAAACAAACTGCGCGCCGTGGTCGAAGACAAGATCAGGCGCGGTGACGCTTGCCACGCAATCTCACGCGAGCTTGGCGTGCCGCGCAGCACCGTGCGGTACTGGGCAGAGCGCGTGCAGCCCTTTGCCGACGAGCTCAACGTCACCCCGGCGCCCGACCCCAACGAGCCGCTCGAGGCGCTGATCGCGCGCAAGAAGGCCGGCATGGCGCGCTCCAACGCCTACGAGGCCTGGGCCAAGCTGATCCCCGTGCAGGTCAAGACCAGCGGGCCCATCGGCCTATTCCTGGTCGGCGACCCGCACGTCGACGACGACCACTGCGACATCGCCCAGCTCGAGCACGACCTGAGCACGGTCGGGCGCACCAAGGCGTTTTTTGCCGGGCACGTGGGTGACCTGACCAACAACTGGGTCGGGCGCTTGAAGGCGCTCTACGCCAACCAGGGCACGACCTTTCGCGACGGGCTGCGGCTCACCGAGTGGATGCTGGGCCTGGCGCCCAACCTCTTCGTCGTGGGCGGCAATCACGACTGCTGGGAGAAGGGCATGGACCTGCTCAGCTTCATCGTCAAGCAAGGACCCAGCGGGCCGCTGCAGGCGCACGGCGCGCGGCTCACGCTCAACTTCCCGGGCGGGCAGGAGATCCGCATCCACGCCCGCCACGACTTCCCGGGCAAGAGTCAGTTTTCCGACACCCACGGCATGAAGCGCGAGCTGCTCTTCGGCCACAAGGACCACATCCTGGTGGCCGGGCACACCCACGTCGACGAGGCCCGCATCGAGCCCTCGATCGACGGCGAGGTGCACTGGTTCTTCCGCGTCTCGGGCTACAAGGTGATCGACGACTTTGCCAAGGAGAAGGGCTTCCGGCCCAAGCGCCTGGCGCCGGGCGTGTCCGTTGTGATCGACCCGTCGCGGAAAATAGCGGCCGAGCGCGTCAAGCCGTTTTGGGACGTCGAGGCCGCCGCCGATTACCTGACATTCCTGCGCTCCAAGGGCGCGTCGAAAGGGAGTAAATGACCACCCGTGTACCCTACTCAATGACCAACGCGCCAGTGAACGTGCGCGCTTTCGGGGCCAAGGGCGATGGCGTGACCGACGACCGCGCCGCGATCCAGGCGGCGATTGCCGCCGCCGATGCCAACGTCGACACCGTCACCGGCAACGTCATCTACTTCCCACGCGGGCGTTACATGGTGAGCGCGCCGATCGTGCTCGACACCGCGCACGTCGACAACCTCTCCTCGCTGACCCTGGTGGGGGAGGGGCTGCACAACACCGTGATCGAGGCTCGCACCGGGTTCAGCGGCGCGGCGATCGTCACCGCCACCAACCAGACCTACTGCGGGCTCAAGGATCTGCACCTGCTGGGCTCGGGGCGGGTGGCCGCAGGCGTGGCCTTCACCAACGGCTCGCACCACACCTTCGAGCGCGTGTTCGTGCAGTCCTGCACCGGCGAGGGATTTTCTTTTGCCGACAACTTCATGCTGACGCTGAAGGGCTGCCGGGCCAAGAGCAACCAGACCGGCTTCGCGTTCAATGGCTTTCACACCTCGACCTACGTCGAGAACTGCTACGCGCTGAACAACACCTCTTCCGGCTTTGGTCTGCGCGACATGGTGTATTCGGCGTTCGTGGCCTGCGCCTCCGACACCAACCTGTACGGCTACTTCATGAGCAACCTGGCGGGCGTGACCTTCACCGCCTGCGGGGCTGAGGACTGCGGGCGCTCGGGGTTTTACGTGTTCGCCAGTGCGGCGCGCGATGCGACCGACACGGTCGACGGCTGCCGCGCCACGCTGACCCGCTGCTTTGCCACCAACTGCGACACGGCGGGCCTGGGCTACGGCTCGATCTACTCCGAGCAGGTCGACACCAGCGTCATCGACGTCACGGTCGAGGACTTCTACGAGTACGCGGTGACCGGCTCGGTGAGTGTCGCCACCAACGCGGTGGCCACCAACCACGCGCTGCGCATCGAGGGCGGGCGGTTCATCAACAAACAGATCTCGGCGGGCCTGGTGGGTCGCCCGGCCGCGTCGCTGCGAGTGGACGCCTTGAGCGTCACCGGGGCCAACACGGTGCTGCTGAACCTGACCTCGCTGTTCAGGGGCACCGCCCAGTACAGCGGCCTGCTGCACATCGTCGCCGGCAACGACCGCTACAGCGCCGACAGCGCGACCAACGTGGCCGCCTACCTGGTGATGGTGACTAAGTCGACCGGCGGCTCGGCGGCGACCGTCGTGGCCTCCAACGGCCTCACCGCCGGCGGGTCGGCCAGCCACCCCTCGTTCACGTTCACGCTCGACACGACCAACAACGAGCTCGAGGTGAGCCCGGTCGCCTCGACCTCGGGCACGTTCTACTTCTACATCACCAAGCTCGGCGGGCTCTAACCCCAGGCCCGGCTGTCGTTGGCGGCCGGGGCCAGCCGCTCGACCGCGTCCTCGGCAATGGCGAGGCGGATCTTGAGCGCCTCGAGCTCGCGGCGCTGGGCCGTGAGCTGCTGGCGCAGGATGACCAGACTCAGGACGTCGCCGGGTCGGTAGGTGTCGCCGCCGGGAGAGCAAAGAGCGCCGTCGTGAAAGCGCCAGCCGGTCCATTTCCCACAGGTGCCGGGCAGATCCCCGAGCAGCAGCTTGATCACCTGGTGCTGGTGGCCCGGGATCTGGACCCGGCCCGAGAGCCAGCGGCGCAGCGTGGTGCGGTGGACGTTCAGTTCAAACAGCACGCGCCGCTCACCGATGAGTTCGATCAGGGCGCGCAGGTGGCGGCCTGGCAGGGCGTTGATCTCAAGCATGCGCTACAGTTTCCTTTAGCAGCTGCTCAACCGTCAACCCCCATTCGAGGACGCATAATGTATAGACCGAGGCGGGGGTAACCCTCGGTTTATCAAATTCTTGACCTAAATTTACTGCACTAGATCAAGCACTTCCGAGCGGGTCTTCACACATTTTCGAGTACGCGATCCATCTGACATTGTTAACCGTGTTTCTGGTGCACGATGCACTAGGGGTGCTAAAACAGGTCATGCGGCTTTAGCAGCCGTATCGTTGCGCCACGGGCAGTACGTTTCTGGAATACGTACGAAGTCCGCGTTCTCCCATCGGCAGGACGTTCCATCGAGGTTGGCCACATACCAGACGGTCTGCATGGGCCGAGCGCCGTAGCCATCTTTGATTTCCTCCCACGTAGCGTCATCGTGAAAAGGTTCGACCGCTTTCTTGACGAGCCGACCAACCGACTTTTGTAGGGTCTCGTCACGACGAGCAACGAAGCGTTCGCCGTAGACCAGATGCAGGGTGGACGTTTCGATCACCATGTCGCCCGGCTGTGGAGACTTAAACCAGTGGAATGCGCGAAGGTCGCGGCTACCCAAGGCCAGGCTCCATGCGCTGTACGCAGCGGCGTGGAGCACGGCAAGCGGGTTGAAGGGGGTGTCGTTCATCATCAGCCTTTCAAAAACGCTACAGATTCCTGTAGCAGATGCTCAATCCTAAAACCCCCAGATTGTACGCATAATGTATATTGTGACCTTACAAATTTGTAAAGTCACCAAAGCACTAGGGGGACATCGTGCTTTGCGTCGTTCTATCAAGTGCTAGAACCACGTGCAGGATGCACAAGATCGTCCATAACCGCAAGAGCCATCGGGCCCCAAGGCTCGTCAATGGCGATCTGGCGCAGGGTGTCCCAGGCCGCGGCCTTGCGCTCCATCTCGACCTGCTCGTCAATGCAGCGGCGGATCGCGTCGTCGTATTCACTTGGCATGGTCGGCCTCCCAGTCATCGCGACAAATGCTGTCGCACCACCGGCGACCGTGATCGAGCAGGCTGTCGCAATACAAGCACCAACCAGTGGACAGCGGCCCAGCGGGGCGGCGCATGCGCAGCGCCTCGCCAAGCGAGCGCTCAACTTCGTTCTGCGCGCGGTCGATCTCATCAGCCATGGCGCTGCTCCATCTCGATCAGCAGGTCGACCTCGTGCTTGATCTTCTCGAGGTCCTGGAAGCGGGACTCGGCCGGCTTGTCGCGCCAGCGGGTGATGCGCTTGACGATGCAGCCCTCGAGGAAGTTCAGTTTGTTGGCGTGGATGTACTCGACCGGCTGGATCTTCTTGTCTTTGTAATGCCCGCCGGCGACCTGAACGTCGAGCGGGCTCTTGCCTTCGGGCAACTCAGTGATGTGGCCAGGGGCGGTCCGGCAGTCGGGGCAGAACGGCTCGGTCTCATAGTGGGGGTGCTTTGCGCATTTCATTGCTTGCCTTTCATGTATTCCATCAGCGCGTCCTGCACGCTGCGTTTGGTGGTTCGCCTGGTCATCTCGAGCTCATCGATCGTGCCGCGTGCGACCAGGTAGTGCACGAACACGGGGCGGTTTTTGCCCGCCTGAAATTGTCGCATCGGCCCCACGCGCTCAAGGATCTGGTCGTGGTACTCGAGGTTGGGGTCCTGGCTGTAAAACACCACGGTGTTGCAGTGCTCCTGCAGCCCGTCGACGCCGTGGCCCATGCTGCCGGGATGACCCAGCCAGACCTTGCCAGAGCCCGCCTGAGCGGCTTTCAGGTCCCGGGCCAGGGCAAGGTTCAGGGCGCCCGGGAAACGCGCCTGGAGGCGCGCCAGGTCGCTCTTGAATTGGTAGCTCACCAGGATCGGGTCGGTGCCGGTGGCATCGACCAGCTCCTCGAGCGCGTCGAGCTTCTCGTCGTGCACGGCCACCCAGGTCGCGCCGTCCTCGAGGTAGACCGAGCCGCTGGCCATCTGCAAACACTTGTTGTACTTGGCCGCGGCGCTCATGGCCTCGACCTCGGTGGCGCCGATCATCGTGAAGAGCTCGCGCTCCATCTCCCTGTACTTGACCTTGGTGGTCGGCGGCAGCTCGACCTCGACCACGTTAACGATCGGGTCGTGCAGGTCGAACCAGTCCTTGGGGTCGAGCGTCAGGCAGATGTCAGCCAGGCGTGCGTGAATGTCGTCGGCCGCCCATTCGGCCTGCACCCACTGGTGAAACTGGCCTTTGTTGACCGGCCGAAACCAGCGCTCGCGAAAGCTCGAGAACGTGCGGCCCAGGCGCTGGCCCGCGTCGAGAAACCAGGTCTGGCCCCACAGATCCTCAAGCCCATTGCTGGCCGGCGTGCCGGTAAGATTGATCCAGCGGCGCACGTCGGTGTGAGCGACGCCGGCAATCGCCTGAGCCCGCACGCCACCCTGGCGCAGCCGAAATCCCTTTAGCTTGGTGCTCTCGTCAGCGACCACCGTGCGAAACGGCCAGGCCTTGCCGGCTTTCTTGAAGTGGTCGCGCAGCCAGACCAGGTTGTCGTAGTTGGTGGTGTAGACCTGGGCCTCGGTGCGCAGGGCCGCGGTGCGCTGCTTCACGTCACCGACCACGGGCTGCACGGTCAGGCCGGTGAGGTGTTTCCACTTGCCGGCCTCGTGCGCCCAGGTGTCGCGCGCCACGCGCAGCGGCGCCAGCACCAGGCTCGGCGCATCCTCGCCGACGACGTTGTGCAGCGTGTCCAAGAACGTCATGGTGATGACGGTCTTGCCCATGCCGGGCTTGGCCCACAGCGCACAGCGCTCGGCGCCGTACAGGTGGCGCTCGGCCAGGCCGGCGTAAGGGCGGGGCGTGTAGGGTTTACGCACGGCCAAGCCCCATCTCTTTGCGGATCTGGCGCACGCGAGTTTCGGTCACGCCAAACTCGTCGGCAATCGCCAAAGGTTTGACGCCTTCAGCGACGCGCTTTTTTATTTGCACAAGGCGGGCGCGCAGTGTTTCCCCACGCTGCCAGCGCTCGAGCTCTTGGTGCACGCGCTTCATACCAATGCCGCGCAGCACCGACACCGGCAGCTCGTAGGTACTGAAGCGGCGCCCGTCGTCAGTGAGATACCGGCGCGTCTTGATGCCATTGCGCTGGCGTGTCTCAAGGCACTTCATGCTGCAGCCTCGAATCGCAGGCGACCGTTGGCGGCTTGCACGTAGCGCGCGGTGCCGGCCATGACCTGGGCCATCTCCTGGGCCTTGCGCTTTTCACGGGTGCGGGCCTGGCGCTCGGCGCCGGTGAGCTTCTCGCGCTTTGCGTCCTTGCCGGCGCCCAGCTTGTAGACCTTGATCACGTCGCGCCCCCGAGAGTCTTTCTCCCAGGCGCTGATGTGCGCAGCGTCCGCACGGCGCAGCTCGCGCATGTACTGCTGGACGGTGACGCAGTGCAGGCCCGTGGCCTCGGCCAGTTCCATGCAAGTGTGCGGGCCGTCGAGCAAGAGCTTGATCATCTGCGCCTGGCTGTATGCGTTGATCTTCATCATGACAACAACTTTTCAATTTGTTCAATGGCGCCGATGACCTCGACGCGCTGGCCGAGCCGGCGCATGCGCTCGTGCTCGCGGTCCTGGGCGCGCTCGTGCGCATTGGCAGGGAAGGTGACGATTGTCTTCGGGTTTTTGAGTTCGACCCAGACCGGAAAGGGAACGCCGACCCCGTTGATAAACACCTTCGGCGGCAGCATCACCAGACGATCGGGCGCCCCCTGGCGGCCGACCCAGGCCACCTTCCGCACCTCACCGCCGAGCTCTTTCACGCGCTTGACCAGGTAGCGTTCGACTTCCCGCTCACGCACGGCTGGCCTTTCGGCACGCCTCGCGCATGGCGGGCGTGAAATCGGGGCTGATCTCGGCCCAGGTGCAGTCGATGCGGCGGGGCCCGCTGTTGTGGATGACCGACAGCGCGAGGGTGGCGAGCATCAGCAGCGCCGTCACCACGAACAGCGCCGCCCAGGCCGCGTACTCGAGGCGGTCGCGCCAGGTCGACGGCGGCAGGGGCTCGGCAGCCGGCGCACGCTGGCCGACCTTGGCTACGCGGGCAGGGCAGTCGCGCCCCTGGTTGCAGTTGTAGTCGCAGCAGTTCATGCCTTGCGCTCCACTTTCTTGGCCAGCAGCCACTTGTCGCCGAGCTGGCGCACGCTGCGCACCCACTGGCGTTGGTTGTGACGGTTGGTGCTTGCCGGCACGTAAGGGACGTTGAAAAGCTGGCGCACGTGGCGCAGTACGGTGACCTTCATGTGAGTCCTTTCGGTGAGTTAATCCTTGCGATACCGCGTGGTTTCAAAGCCGGCCGCAGCCAGCGGAATGCCTTGCGCCCAGGTGGGTGCGGTAGCCATCATCCCGGCGAGCCGATCGACGGTGTAGCCTGGCTCGTCGGGGGTTTCGGTGAGCAGCTCGTCGTGCACCGAGAGCACGATCTCGTAGCCGGCCTGCTCGATGGCCGGCATGTTGTAGGCCAGCACATCGCGGGCGAAGGCTTGCGTCGCGTTCTCCACCAGCTTGCCGCCGTAGGTCTTGATGCGACCCCACTGGCGCGTGTACTGGTTCACGCCGAAGTACGTGATCTGCCCCTCGTCGTCGACGTCGGGATTGATGTAGCAGAGGTAGCGGCCCGAGGGCAGGCGCAGGCGCAGCCAGGCGCCATCGCGGCGCGCCTTCAGGTGCTGGCCGATCGGGAACGACTCGCCCGGGTTCTTGATGGCCAGGCGCACGGCCTCGCCGGCGGCGGCCCAGAGCGCGCGGGTGTTGGCGTGCGCATCGCGCCAGGCGGTCTTGAGCACCTCGCAGGCGACGTACACCTCCATGCTCAAGCCAAGCGTGCGCTTCTTTTTCTGCGCCCAGTTCCACATGCCGTTCGCGTTCTCGAGCGCTTCGCGGCTGGCCGTGGCCCACACCGCTTTGGCCAGGTCCTCGAGGTCCATCTGGTACACAGCAGCGAAAGTCAGAAACGCAGCGACGCCGCCCTCGTACCCTAGACCGAGCTCCATCACCTTGCCGATCTGACGCTTCTGGCCGGTGGCTTCCTTGGGGTCGATGTTGAACGAGCGACCGTAGGCCACCTTGTAAAGGTCCTCGCCCACGCCGGCGTCGAAGTCGGCGAAGGCTTTTAGCTTCCAGCGCTCGCCGGCCAGGAAGGCCAGGCCCCGGCCCTCGATGTTGGACAGGTCAGCGATGACCAGCTTCTTGCCGGGCGGGGCCACGATGCAGCCGCGCACGGTGTTGGCGGTCAGGCGCATGGTGTTGCTGAAGAACAGCTCGGCGCAGCCCGCCTTCAGCGCGTCAATGCCCTCGTCGATCTGGTCCTGCTTCATGTCAGGCCTGGGCATGTTCTGCGGCTGGAAGATGCGACCGGCCCAGCGGGCGGTGCGCTGCGCGCCTGCAAACTGCAGCGTATTGCGCAGGCGACCATCGGCGCTGGTCGCGTTGACCAGGGCCTTGTACTTGGCGGTCGATGTCTTGGTTGACTCGAGGCGCAGCGCCAGCAGCAGGCGCACGCCCTCGGGCAGGTTGGGGTCTTCAACCCGGCGGCGCAGCGTGTCGGCCTTCATGTCGGGCAGGTCGACGCCGTACTCGGCGCAGATGTAGGCGAGCAGCTGGTCGCGCTTGCTGGCGCTATGCACCAGGCCGTCGGTGGCTTCCTGGACCTCGGCCTTCAGTCGTTTTTGTTCGCGAGCGACAGCAGCAATGGCAGACTCAGCAAGAGGCACATCAACAGCAACGCCGCGATCATTAATGCACTGGTCCAAATGCCATAGGCAAAGTTCTGCATGCCCTGCTCGATAGTTCCAATTAGGAAGCCGCCCAGCAACGGCGCGCATCGCAATAATATCTTGCCTGCTGTACTCGAGGAACTCGGTCCATTCCTTGGGGTGTGTTTCACGGGTGGCTCTCCTTAGTGTTGAGTTTTTGGGGCGCGGCTTGCAGAACAGTTGGATCAGATCCCGACCGCGCTTGTCCTTGGCCTGGTCGACATCGAGACCAACGATCTGCCCGACCTTGTCGAGGCCCCCCGGCAGGCCGTGGGACATCGCTTTGATCATCGTGTCCTGCCAGCGGTCGACCGGCACGTCGATGCCCCAGCAGTGACGCAGCAGAGTGCGGTCGAACATGCTGTTGTGGGCGATGACGGTGACGGTGGGGTCGAGCAGAGCATTGTTCAGCTCGTCACGCAGCTGCTTAATCCCGTCAACGACTATGCAGCCAGTGCAGTCAATGACGCGCGGCTCGCCGTTGTCGATGGCCCACTGCGCGACCGTGATTTCGGTGCTGGGGTGCTCGGCGTAGCGGTGCGTGCCTGCGGTCTTAAGGTCGCATTCGCTGTACGTTTCGCAGTCAAACCAGAGGATGGGCATCGCACGCTTTCGTAAAAAGGCCCCGTCTTTCCGGGGTGTCAGACCTTTGCCACATTGCCGGCTCCATGGTTACGGGCCCACCGGTGTACGCACCTCAAGCCGCCGAACAGGAGACGGGAGCAGCTTGATTAGCCATCTGGCCTTGTTGCCGGGCGGTCAACCCAGCGGGAGAAGTGGGCCCCCCGCGTTATGCGAAGTCTTCCGCGTCGGCACCGGCGCTCACGTCGTCGAACTCGTCGGAGTCAGCAGGACGTCCAGCGCTGAAGCTGTCGCCGTCGGCGTAGAACTGGATGCCGCGCAGCGTGCAGTTGATGCGCTTGCCGTAGCCGTTGTCCTGGGCCCAGAACTCCAGGCTGGCGTTGACGTAGCACCCAGGGTAGGGCCGGCCACTGCGCTGGCTCAGAGGCGAGCGATCGCGATCAATGACCGTGGGCGGTGCGTTTTCCTGCGCGGCACTGGCCACGAACATATTGCCGGAAAAGCCGTCGTACTGGGCCTTGGTGTCGCCGTCGTGCAGCGCGACCTTGTCGGTCTTGTACAGGCCGGCCAGGATCGAGGCTGCCTTGTCGCGCCATTTGTCCTTGGCGATCGTCTCGATCTTGCGCTTGATCTCTTCGACCTGCGCGTGGTCTTGGCCCATCAGCAACGAGGCGCTGTAGCGGGGCTTGCCCTCGCCGTTGACGGTGTTGGGCTCCCACAGGTTAGGGAAAGCAAGGCGCACGTCCTTGAGCAAAATGCGGCCGGTGGGTTGGTTGGTAGACATAGCAAGGTCCTTTCAGGGTTGAGAATTAAGCGAGCTCTTCGGCGGTCACGTCGGTGAAATCATCAACGACCGGCGTGACCACCAGGGCCGGGCGTGAATCGGTTGCGGGGGCCACATGTGGCTTGCCGTCGTTTTGTTTGATCAGCTCTTTGAGCTTCGGCCACTGGCGCGGCCCGATGGTGGGGGTGGGTGCACCCTCTTTCGGCGGAACCAGCTTTCCGTTTTTGTCGTACTTCGGCGCGAGCTTTTCGGCCGAGGTCGGGCTGATCACGGTCATGTCGTACATCTTGTCGATCGGCACGCGCATGGTCTTGAGCAGCTCTTCGGCTTCCTTTGCATCACGCCATTGGCGGTTGCCTTTCTTGCCCTGCACCAGCTTGTAACCAGGCACGCCGTCACCAGCCAGCAGGCGGCGCTCTACTTCAGCGCGCACTGCCTTGACCCAGTCCTCGATCAGGTCGGCCTTGTCCAGGCAGGCGGCGAGCCAGAACTCATCACTGTGGCTTGATGGCGTCAGCGGAACTAGGTCTGCGAACTCCTCCGGTGTTGCCGCTTTTGCGCTGTAAGTCTCGGCGACCTCGGCGCGCAGCGCCGGGCAGGTGGCCTTGGCCTTGCAGAATTTGCAGGCCTTCTCGGTTGGGCGCAGGAAGGTTTCCTCCCACACGCTGCCGCCAGGCTCATACGTGCTCTTGGCGGTGATGCAAGAACCCACTGCGCTGCGTGCAGTAGATCGGCCCCAGGTCTCGAGCTCCTCGACGCTGCAGTCCCACTCGCTGGGCGCGTGCTTCAAGCGGGGCTGGCTGATGGCCAAGCGCACGCGGCTGAAGTCACCACACAGGCCCTGGTAGGCCTGCAACGCGCCGAGACCGTACAGGCTCATCTGCGGGTTGCCCTCGGCGTCGACTTCGACCCCGCGGCCGTACTTGAAGTCGACGACGATCAGCTCGTCGCCGCGGGCAATGATGACGTCGGCGGTGCCCCAGGCGGTGTCCTCGAACACGTCCAGGTATGTCGAATAGTTGACACGGATGTCGGCAAACACGACACCGTCGTCACCGCGCAGGTCGGTCACGTAGTCGACGCACACCTGGACGTGCTCGGCCATCTCCTCGTCGACCTCAAACGTATACGCAGGGGCGTGGCCGTCGACCAGCTCGCAGGGCTTGCCTGCAGCGTTGAGATGGATCTGCCGGCCGATGTAGGCCGCAGCGGGGCGCTCTTCCTGCAGCGCCCAGGTGAGCACCTGGTGCGCCGCGGTGCCCTCGGCCGCGTAGTCGTTGGTGTTGTCCGGTGCGCCGTCCTCGAGCACGATCTTGCCCGGGCAGAGCATGATCGACTCGAACTTGCTGGCGGACCAGTACGAATGAGCGGCGCTCATCAGACGTTCTCCAGCTCCGCGAGCTTTTCCTGCACCGCGCCGAGCGCCTCGCCCCATTTGTCGGCGGGCAGCTCCTTGAACGTCTTCACGCCAAACGATGCAGCGACCGCGGCGGCGGCCTCACGGCTCTTGCCGGCGAGCGCGAACACGGCTTTCTGCAGCGCTGGATATTCGACGGGCGCGCTCGAGGAGGCAGTCGACGCAGCGGGGGTCGCCGGTGCGGAGGCTGCCGCAGCAGGCTTTCCCTCAGCGACGGTCTCCTGGGGTGCGGTCGCAGCAGTCTCCACCGCTGGTGCGGTCTCCGCAGATGCGGCAGCGGGGGTCTTTGCGGCGGCCGTCTTCCCAGGCGCAGCGCCAGCCTTGGCAGTAACTGGGCCAGACGCAGGCGCGGGGGCCTGCGCAGGCTTTGGGGCGTCGGCCGCCTCGATTAGGGCGGACGAAGGGATGTCGAGCAGCGCCTGGCGGGCGGCCTCGATCGACTTGAAGTTGAGGGTGATGGCGATCACGGTGCTTTCCTTTCGCGGTTTAGCGGTTGATGAATTTAGATTGTAGCGTCTGCTACAGCGTTGGGCAAAACTTTTTAAAACGGCGCCGGCGGAAGGTTGGCGCGTTGCTGTTCTTCGTAGGCCCGCTTCTGGGCGGGCGTCCAGGGGACGGGCCCGCCGGGCGGCGGGAAGGGCCAGGTGTTCATGCTTCGGCCTCCGCAGCGCGCAGCACCTGGGCCACCTTGATGGCGCCGACGCGACCCACGAGCTTGTTGATCTCGGCTCGGCCGATCTCGGCCGGCTTCATGTTGTAGCTCGCGGCCAGCACAGTCGGGCCAATGTGCAGCAAGCGCTTGCCCGAGTCCCAGTGCGAGACCGTAAGGCCGCTGGTGTAGTCGACCGGGTCGTGGATGGCGAACCAAAATCGGACACCGTCGACGTAGTGGGAGAAACGGCGCGCCGGGTATTCCTTGCGCTCGCCGTTCATGAGGATCTTGAACTTCATCATGGCCGCCACACCAAGATGTCAAGCAGCAGCACCGTGACGATCGCGACCAGGAAGGCCACGCGCGAGGCGCGCTGCATCCCGGTCATGTCCTGGGCGAAGAATTCAAAGAGGTCGTGTTTCATGCATTACCCCTTGTAGCCGTCGCGAATCTCGATGCCGGCGCGGTTTAGGATGGCGCGCTTTTCCATGTTGTAGCGGTAGGCTCCTTCCTGAAAATCACGCGCAGCGTCGAGGGCGCAGTGCGCCACCGGCTCATGCTCGTTCTCAAGGCGCAGGCACCAATTGATGAAATGCACCTCGGCAGTGGTGCCAGAAACTTGCTCGTCGTAGAGGTAAATTGCCATGCTGATCTCCTGGTTGTTGCGGGTGTCGGTTGCTGATCAGTCCGGAACCATCTTGCCGGTGCTTCTGTAGTGCCGTGAGGCCAGAAGACTTACCCAACTCACTCTGTGCTATTGATCAACAACCGACAGCCAGAGTCTAACAGAAGTTTTAGCAACTGCTACAACCACCAACAACAAAAAACCCCACTAAAGCGTGGGGTTTTAGCCGCCAACCATCGCGCTCAGTGGTGCAGCGTGGCGACCAGCACCCAGGTGACCACCAGGCCCGCAGCGGTCAGGCCCATGGCCAGGCGGATCTGCCGGCGCAGGTCGTCGAGTGGGTCATCCCAGAGGCCTCCGTGCTCGACCAGGTACTGAATGCGCTGCTTAATCTCTTCGTTCGTCATGACTTGCCGCTCCCTCGAACAAGCGTTGTGAGTTTCTGAATGTAGGACTCTTCGATATGGCCTGTCAGTTTTGCTCGATCGTAGGCCAACTGCACAAGCGTCCCATAGGTGTCGGGGTCCGGTCTGAGACCGGCGTCACGGAGCACGGTGGCGACCGCTTTGACGACCTCAGTCAAGGCTTGGTCGTTCAGGTGCTGGCCGCCGGCGGGCTGGTCCTGGTCCATCCAGGCAATGGGCAGCCCGAGCTTGTGCTCGATCTCGCGGGCCACCTTTTCGCTGATCTCACGCGACGGCCGGGGCCCGGCGATCTGCGCCAGGTAGGAGCCGTTGGAGTGGCCGAGCTTGCGCGACAACGAGGTGGGCCCACCCCATTGGTTGATGAGTGTGCGCAGGTTGGTGCGGCGAGTGTCGTAGACCGACTTCATGGCCGGGCAGGGTAGCAGGTCGGTGCAGCTTGCTGCAATAGCTTTACACACTGCTAAAATACGACGCATGAAAACCATCACCCCCATGCGCAACTGGATGGCCGCGGCCACGGTTGAAGAACAGGAGCTGCTCGCGCAGCGTATCGGCACCTCCCGCGGCATGCTGTACCAGATGGCCGGCGGCCATCGCAACGCGAGCGCCGAGCGGGCCCAGGCGATCGAGCGCGAGACCAAGCTCATGGCGCGCGCCAGCAAGGGCCGGCTGCCGGTGGTCTACCGCACCGACCTGTGCGAGGCGTGCCGGGCGTGCGACTTCGCGCAGCGCTGCCTGGGTGAGAAGGCCGTCGTCTCGGAGTTTCCCATCGTCGACGCCCGCCAGCTGGAGCTCACGCTGTGAGCTGGTGGCAGGTCCTGCTGTTGTGCTGGGCGTTCTACATGCTGGGCTTTATCACGGCCGCGCTGATGGCCGCCTCGCGCGACGATCCGGCCGATGACTACAAGGCGGGGCTCAACGATGATTGACACGCTGCACATCGGCATGCGGGTGATGCTGCCCAGCGGCAACGTCCTGGTGCTGCTGCGTCGCGAGCGCACCGAGTGGATCTGCGAGTACACCGAGCTCGCCCGGGCCCGCGGCCTGGTGGTTTTGACCGGGCTGTTTCTGCGCAAATACGGCCGCCAGGTATAGCCGCTGTACGGTCTGCTAAAGTCTCCCCCAGCCAAACCGAAACTGTCCCGCCATGGGTGGGGGTTCCAGCCCGTGGACAGCGGGTGGGTTTGGCGACTTTTCTGGAACCCCCACCCATGGCGCCTTTTGAAAGTCGCCAATGACCCCTATCACTTCGGGGGGTGTACATGAGTAACGTGCACCGCATCACCCCGCACCTTCGAGACGTCGAGGCCCCCGCCGCCATTCGTGATCTGCCCGCCTGGGTGATCTGGCGCTTTGAGGCCGTGCCCGGCGCCAGCAAGCCCCGCAAAATTCCCTACTACGCCAACGGCGGCAAACGTCACGGTGAACAAGGCGGACCTAAAGACATCGCCAACCTCGTGACCTTCGACGCCGCCAAGGTCGCCGCCGCGCGCCGGGGCTATGACGGCGTCGGCTTTGCCGCGCTTTCCCAATTTGGGATCTGCGCGCTCGACTTCGACAACTGCATCACCGACGGCAAGATCCACCCCCAGGTCGAGGCGCTGCTCGGTGAGACCTACGCCGAGTTCTCACCGAGTGGCCAGGGCATCCGGGTGTTTTTCAAGGGCGACCTGGGCAACGGCAAAGCGATCCGCGGCGGCGAGTTCGGCATGGAGTGCTTCTCGACGCGCGGCTTTGTCACCTTCACTGGCAACACGCTCGACATCACGGAGCTCTTAGGCAACACCGACGCCGTGGCGCCGCTGCCCGAGGAGGTGCTCGCGCTGCACGCTGAGCGCTTTGCGCGCAGCCAGGAGCCGCTTGAGACAGGCTCATCGGGTGAGCCTGCGGGCCTGACCACGGCGCAGCTCGAGGAGTGTCTTAAGGCGTTGCCCACCGACCTGCACTACGACGACTGGCTCATGGTCGGCATGGCCATTCACTGCGAGACGCAAGGCCAGGGGTTCGAGCTCTGGGAGGAGTGGAGCACCAGCAGCCCCAAGTACACCAGCCGTGAGTACAACGAGGAGCGCTGGCGATCCTTCGGCAAGGGCGGCGGGGCCCAGGTCACCGGCCGCAGCCTGGTCAAGCTCGCCAACGAGCATGGCGCCAAAATCAACCTGAACGGCCCGGCCAGTGCCGAGGAGTTCGAGGAGCTGGTGGGGGATGTCCAGGATCTGGACACCCCTGACACGCTGCCGCGCTTTCATTTTGAGCCGGTGCACACCTTCAGCAGCACCAAGGCGCTGCCCTGGATCATCAAGGGCGTGCTGCCCAAGGCCAGCCTGGGCGTGGTCTACGGGGCCAGCGGCTCGGGCAAGTCCTTTGCGGTGCTCGACATGGGCATGGCGATCGCCCGCGGTGTGGACTGGCGCGGCAAGCGCACCAGGCAGGGCAGGGTGGCTTACATCGCGGCCGAGGGCGCTGATGGATTTCGCAAGCGCCTGGCCGCCTACGCCAAACACAACGACGTCGACCTTTCGACAGTGCCGATGACGGTGCTCAACGCCGCGCCCAACCTGCTCGAGAAGCAGGACGCGGTCGACGTGGCCAAGGGCATCCGTGCCAGCGGGGGCGCCGACCTGATCGTGATCGACACCTTTGCCCAGACCACGCCCGGCGCGAACGAGAACGCCGGCGAGGACGTGGGCAAGGCGCTCGGCTACTGCAAGCGCATCCACGAGGTCACCGGCGCCATGGTGCTGCTGGTGCACCACAGCGGCAAGGACGCGACCAAGGGGGCCAGGGGCTGGTCGGGCTTGCGCGCCGCGGCCGATGCCGAGATTGAGGTCTGCCGCGAGACGACGGGGCGCTTCCTGCGCCTGACCAAGAGCAAAGACGGCGAGGACGGCCTGGAGTGGGGCTTTGACCTCGAGGTGATTCAGGTCGACGTCGACGAGGATTTGGAGCCCATCACCAGCTGCGTCGTGATCGAGGCGCAGATGCCGGTGGTGGGCGCAGGCCCGGCCAGGAAGCTGGGTCCGGTCGAGAAGGCGGTCAACGACGTGATCCAAGAGTTCGCGGTGGCGCAGACCGAGGGCATCGAGATTGGCCCGGTGTTGGCCGAGGCGGTCAAACGCATCGAGCCGCCGGCCGATGGCAAGCGAGACACACGCAAACAACGAGCTCGCCGGGCGCTTGAAGCGCTTTGCGCCGGGGACGATGCGCCCTATTGGATTGCAGACGATGGCTGCATCACGATTTGCTGAAAGGACATGGCATGACACAAGAAGACATTATCCGTCTGGCCCTGGCTGCGGGCTTTGAGGAGCCGATCGAGGGTTGGATGGGCCCGGCCTACGTCGAGAGGCTCGAGCGCTTCGCCGCCCTTGCAGCACTCGTGCAGGAGCCTGTGCAGGAGCCTGTGGCGTGGCAAGTAATGGTTGAAGATGAAGCCATGAACGAGTTTTCAATAAAAGACATCGCACATGACTGGTGTATTCAGCAAAAACGTGTTGGGTCACCTTACTCCTATTGGATTCGCCCCCTCTACACCGCCCCACCCGCAGCACACCGTCAACCACTGACCGAAGAGCAGATCCGCGAGCTGTGGGATGGCCGCGTTGTGCCGGTGTTTGGCAAGATCGGCATCAATCCAATCGTGTTTGCCCGCGCGCTTGAGGCCGCTCACAAGATCGGTGGCGAAGCATGAACGCGCAAAGTTTTGCACGTTCACGCATTGCAACGTGCAACGTTTGTGCAACGTTGCACCGTGTTGCAGTGTTGCGAAGGTTCAAAAAGTGCAACGCAACGCAACGTGTGTCTAAGGACACGTTGCAGTGTTGCATTGAATCGGGGGGTTTGACGTGCTGAATGTGCATTCTGTGCGGATTGGGCCCTGGTCGAAAAGGAGCGTGCAAATTATGCAGAAACTGGTCGCACTCAACGAGAACGGTCGACGCATCGGCGAGAGCCACCCGCGCGCCAAACTCCTGGACCATGAAGTCGACCAGGTCCTGGACTTGCTCGACGCTGGTCTGAGCTACGCCGAGGTGGCGCTCAAGTTCGACGTCAGCAAATCCTGCATTGCCCACATCGCGACGGGGCGCCGCCGGGGCCAGGCCGTGTGCCGGATGGTTCGGGTGTCCGTGTCGTGATAGCAAGCCGCTAAATTCGAGCCATGGCCCAACATCCCTTTGACTGGAAACCCGCCTTCCTGGCTGCGCTGCGTGAGGTGCCGGTGGTGTCGCGTGCGTGCGCAGCCGTCGGCATTGAACGCTCGACCGCCTACCGTGCCGCCGAGACCGACCCGGACTTTCGCGCCGACTGGGACGACGCGATGGAGGAGGGCATCGACAAGGCCGAGCAGGAGGCCTTCCGGCGGGCCGTGGAGGGCACCGACAAGGGTGTCTGGCACCAGGGGGTGCTGGTGGGCTCGGAGCGCGTCTACAGCGACGCGCTGCTCGGCCTGTTCCTCAAGGGTCGGCGCAAGTCGGTCTATGCCGAGCGCAAGGAGTTGACCGGCGCCGACGGTGCGGCACTGCCTGCGACCCAGGTGCTGATTGCCACCGGCGTGCCGAGCGACAACGATTTCACCGACCTGGCATGAAGCTGCCGATGCTGCCCCACGACAAGGCCAACCACCTGGCCTACGGTGCTGCGATCGCTGCGGTGACGGCGTTGATCATGCCGCTGCCGCTCGCGCTCGTCGTCTGCGTGCTCGCCGCCGTCGGCAAGGAGCTCATCGACCGCGTCGGTGGGCGCGGCACGCCCGATGCCTGGGACGCCGTGGCCAACGTGGCCGGCAGCGCGCTGGTGCTTGCCCCGCTGTACCTGCGCGCGGCATGAAAACGATCGACCTGGGCTACCGCCCGCGGCAGTGGCAGCGCGAGTGCCACTTGAACCGCAAGCGCTTCACGGTGCTGGCGCTGCACCGCCGGGCCGGCAAGACCGAGCTCGCGTTGCGCCAGCTGCTCGACAGTGCGCTGCGCTGCAACCTCGAGCTCGGGCTGTTCTTCTACGTGGCGCCGCTGCTCAAGCAAGCGAAGACCATCGCCTGGGCCAGGCTCAAGCAGATCGTGGCACCGCTGCAGATGGCCGGCATGGCCGAGGTCAACGAGTCGGAGCTCTGGGTGCGACTGCTCACCAACGGCGCGATGATCCGCGTCTACGGCGCCGACAACCCGGATGCGATGCGCGGCGTGCGCCTGGACGGCGTCGTCATCGACGAGGTGGCCGACGTCAAGCCCGAGACCTGGCGCGAGGTGCTGCAGCCGGCGCTGGCCGATCGCTTGGGCTGGGCCATGTTCATCGGCACGCCGCACGGCATCAACCTGTTCTCGGAGCTGTTCTTTCGCGGCCGCGACCTGGTCGACTGGCACGCCTCGCTGTACACCGTGTACGACACCGACGCGCTCAACCCCGAGGAGGTCGAGCGCTACCGGCAATCGGTCGACGAGAACACGTTCAAGCGCGAGATGCTGTGCGACTTCAGCGCCTCGGGCGAGGACCAGCTCATGAGCCTGACCGACGTCAACGAGGCCTGCCGCCGGCACCTGCGCCAGGACGAGTACGCGCACGCGGCGCGCATCCTGGGCGTCGACCCGGCCCGCTTTGGCGACGATCGCAGCGTCATCTTCCCGCGCCAGGGGCTCTACGCCATGAAGCCCCAGGTCTACCGCGGCATCGACAACATGGCGCTGGCCGACAAGGTGGCGCAGCAGATCGAGCTCTTTCGGCCCGACGCGGTGTTTGTGGACGCGGGCAACGGCGCCGGCGTGATCGACCGCCTGCGCCAGCTGCACCACGAGGTGATCGAGGTGCACTTCTCGGGCAGCTCGAGCCAGGCCCGCTACCTCAACAAGCGCGCCGAGATGTGGTTCGAGATGCGCGACTGGCTGCGCGCCGGCGGCGCGATCCCCGACCTGGTCGACCTGAAGCAGGACCTGGCCGCGCCGACCTACCGCTTCACGCCGGCCGACAAGATCCAGCTCGAAAGCAAGGACGACATCAAGGCCCGGGGCTTGCCCTCGCCGGATCTCGGCGATGCGCTCGCGCTCACGTTCGCGTTCCCGATCTACAAGGACCACTCGGCCGTGGCCCGGGCCCGAGCCATGGGCCTGCCGACCATCGACGAGAACCCGCTCGAGTACGACCCCTACGCGCGGATCTGAGCCCCGGGGTGTCCGTGTTGCAAAGTGCGCGCAGCACAATGCGGCGAACTCACAGGAGTCTGCCCCATGTGCATGTCGAGCCCCAACATTCCGCCGCCTCCGCCGCCCCCGCAGGAAGTCAAACAACCTGACTCGGCCAACCTGAGCGCCAACGCGCGCCGCAACCGCGCCGGCGGCGGGATGATGGGCGGCTCGCTGCTGACGGGCCCCTCGGGCGTGGCCGCGGGCTCGATGACCACCGGGCGCACCACGCTGCTCGGCCAGTGATGGATCAGCCGGTCAATCAACGGCAGCGCATCCTGGCGCGCAAGAGCGCGTTGTGGACCGAGCGCTCGAGCTGGATCACGCACTGGCGCGAGATCAGCGACTACCAGCAGCCGCGCGCCGGGCGCTTTGTCGTGACCGACCGCAACCGCGGCGACAAGCGCGCCAATCACATCCTGGACAACACCGCCGTGTTCGGCGCCCGCACGCTGGCCGCCGGCCTGATGTCGGGTGTGACGAGCCCCGCGCGGCCATGGTTTCGGCTGGAGATCCAGGACAAGGACATGATGGAGTCGGGCCCGGTCAAGACCTGGCTGCACGACGTGGCCGCGATATTGCGCGCCATCTTTGCGAGCTCCAACACCTACCGCAGCCTGCACACGATCTACGAAGAGCTCGGCCTGTTTGGCACCGGCACCTCGATCGTGCTGCCCGACTTTAGCAACGTGCTACACCACTACCCGCTGACGATCGGCGAGTACGCGCTCGCCACCAACAGCAAGGGCGAGGTCGACACGCTGTGCCGGGAGTTCCAGCTCACGGTCGCGCAGATGGTCGAGCAGTTCGGCAAAGAGAACTGCAGCGCCACCGTGCGCAACCTCTACGACAAGGCCAACTACGACGCCTGGGTCGACGTGATCCACCTGATCGAGCCGCGCAAGCTGCGCGACTACGGCAAGCGCGATGGCAAGAACATGCGTTTTGCATCGTGCTACATCGAGCCCGGCAAGGACCAGAACGACAAGTTCCTGAGCGAGTCGGGGTTCGATCGGTTCCCGGTGCTCGCCCCGCGCTGGGTCGTGACCGGCAACGACGTCTACGGCACGAGCCCCGGCATGGAGTGCCTGGGCGATGTCAAGCAGCTGCAGCACCAGCAGCTGCGCAAGGGCCAGGCGATCGACTACCAGGTCAACCCACCGCTGCAGGTGCCGACCAAGTACAAGGAAGCGACCAAGGCGCGACTGCCGGGCGGCGTGTTCTACGTCGACAGCCTGGGCACGCAGCAGGGCGTGCGCTCGGCGTTCGACGTGAACCTGAACCTGCAGCACCTGATGCTCGACATCCAGGACGTGCGCGAGCGCATTCGCAGTGCCTACTACGCCGACCTGTTCCTGATGCTGGCGAACGACAACCGCTCCGGCATCACTGCCACGGAAGTCGCCGAGCGCCACGAAGAGAAGCTCCTGATGCTCGGCCCCGTGCTCGAGCGCCTGCACAACGAGCTGCTGCAGCCCCTGATCGACCTGGCGTTTGACTTCGCGGCCCGTGCCAACATCCTGCCTGAGGCCCCGCCCGAACTCGAGGGCATGGACCTGAACGTCGAGTTCATCTCGGTGCTGGCCCAGGCGCAGCGTGCGGTCGCGACCCAGGGCATGGACCGACTGCTCGGCACCGTGAGCCAGATGGCCGCGGCCAAGCCCGAGGTGCTCGACAAGCTCGACTTCGACCAGATCGTCGACAACTACGGCGACGCCTACGGGGTCGACCCGAAGATCATCGTGCCCGACGCCCAGGTCGCCACCATCCGTCAGCAGCGCGCCGCCGCGATCCAGGCGCAGCAGGCCGCGGCCACCGCCCCGCAGGTGGTGGAATCCGCCCGCACCGCGAGCGAGATCAACACCGACAACCTGCAAGACGTCATGAACGGATTGATGGGTTACAACACGCCGAGCCCCGCGATGACTGGAGTTTGAGATGCGCTTACGCCACGGCACGCCGTTCATCTACGACGACGTCACCGGCGACATTGTCGGGCTGCGCGATCCCGACGGCAGCGACCTGTTCCTGGTGCCCGCCACCGGTACTTGGTACAGCCTGGCCGACCAGACCGCGGACGCCGACACGGCCACGCCCATGACCTGCGACACCGTGGGTTTTGCACGTGGCATTACCTTGAGCAACAACTCGCGCTTTAACGTCTCGCGTCGCGCCAGTTACAACGTGCAGTTCTCGGCAATGTTTGCCAACCCCGAGTCGAGCGCTTACGCCGTGAGCGTGTGGCTGCGCGTCAACGGCGCGGACGTGGCGGGCTCCTGCACCGACCTGACCGTGCCCGGCAAACACGGTCAGGTCAACGGCAAGGCGGTCGCCGCCTGGAACTTCTTCCTGGACCTGAACGCCGGCGACTACGCGCAGTTCGTCTGGTCCACACCCCAGGCCACGCTCACGATCGAGCACATCGACGCGCGCACCGCGCCCGTGCGCCCGTCGGTGCCGGCGCTCATCGTCACGATCAACGAGATCAACGGCCAGCGCCGCTAAGGCGTCGTATCCGTGAGCTAAAGCACGCGCACTACCATGCGCGCGTGGCAACTACCAACGACCCGACAGATCTGCGACGCCAAGAGCGCGATGCCGAAGCCGAAGAGGCGGGGGCACGCGAGATCCGGCGCAAAGAACTGGAGGACCTGCGGTGGTTGCTCGGTCACCCCCAAGGGCGGCGCATTGCCATGCGACTCCTGGACGAGGCGGGCGTGTATCGCAGCTCCTTCAACCATAGCGGCAGCGTTATGGCGTTCAACGAAGGCAAACGACACATGGGCCTGTTCCTCACCGCGGAGTTCATCGAAGCAACGCCCGAGGGGTTTATGAAAGTGCTCAAAGAGTACGGAAAGACCAAAGATGAGTGACGTAGACGCGGGAGCCGGCACACCTTCCAACGACGCCGGGGAACCGACAAACACTGACAGTACTGCTGCACCCGCAGCGGGCACAGCGGCACCGGCGCAAGCCGACGCGGCTGCAGGCACGCAGGACCCGAAACCCACGGAACCCGTGGTGCCCGAGTCCTACGATCTGAAGATGCCCGACGGGGTGGAACTCGACAAGGCAGCGGCCACCGAGTTCACCGCGATTGCCAAGGAGCTCAAGCTCGACCAGGCCGCGGCGCAAAAACTGGCTGACATCGGCGCCAAGATGGCGACCCGTCAGGCAGAAGCGCACGCCCAGCTCGTTGAGACTTGGACCGAGCAAGTCAAAGCCGACAAAGACATCGGCGGCGACAAGCTCGAAGAAAACCTCGGCGTCGCCCGCAAAGCGATCGACACCTTCGGCTCGCCAGAGCTCAAGGCGCTGCTCAACAGCACTGGGCTGGGCAACCACCCCGAAGTCGTGAAGCTGGCGGTCAAGGTCGGTAAGGCCATCAGTGAAGACCGGTTTGTGACGGGCGCGCCGAAAAGCAACGTCTCGAACGATCCGGCCAAAAAACTGTTTCCCAACATGAACTGAAAGGTAAATTCAAATGGCTACCCTCGCTGCAAACAACCCGACGCTCCTCGACGTCGCCAAGCGTCTCGACCCCGATGGCAAGATCGCCTCGATCGTCGAGATCCTGAACGCCACCAACCCCGTGCTCGACGACCTGTCCATGGTCGAAGGCAACCTGCCGACCGGCCATCGCACCACGATCCGCACCGGCCTGCCCGCACCCACCTGGCGCAAGCTCTACGGCGGCGTGCAGCCCACCAAGTCGACCACCGTGCAGGTGACCGACTCGGCCGGTATGCTCGAGGCCTACGCTGAAGTCGACAAGGCTCTGGCGGATCTGAACGGCAACACCGCCGCCTTCCGCCTGTCCGAAGACGCCGCGCACATCGAGGGCATGGGCCAGGAGATGGCCTCGACGCTGTTCTACGGCAACGAGGGCACCGAGCCCGAGGCCTTCACGGGTCTGGCTCCGCGCTACAACGCGCTGTCGGCCGAGAACGGCGACAACATCATCGACGCCGGCGGCAACGACACCGACCTGACCTCGATCTGGCTGTGCGTCTGGGGCAACCAGACCGGCCACGGTATCTACCCGAAGGGCTCGCTCGCCGGTCTGCAGATGACCGACAAGGGCCAGGTGACGGTGGAGAACGTCGACGGCAACGGTGGTCGCATGGAAGCCTACCGCACCCACTACCGCTGGGACTGCGGCCTGACGATCCGCGACTGGCGCTACTTCGTGCGCATCGCCAACATCGACATCTCGGCCCTGAACACGCTGGCCAACACCAAGGACATCATCAGCTGGATGATCCAGGCGTCGGAGCGTATTCCCGAGATGGGCAAGGGCCGTGCTGCGTTCTACATGAACCGCCGCCTGCGCGAGAAGCTGCGCCTGGGCATCCTGGAGAAGGTTTCCTCGAACCTGACCTGGGAAACCGTGGCCGGCGAGCGTGTGATGACGTTCGACGACATCCCCGTGCGCCGCACCGACGCGCTGATCAACACCGAGTCCCGCGTCGTCTAAGCCGCAGCCTCTGAACACTGAAAGGAAACCATCATGATTCTCGACAACACCCTCGAGTTTGCCGACGCGGTGAGCGTTGCTGCCAGCGCTGGTACGGCCAACATCGGCGACGTGATCGACCTGTCGGTCGCTCGCGACGTCGGTAACGGTGAGCCGATGTACCTGGTCATCAGCGTGGACACGGAGATCATCACCGGCGGCAGCGCCGGCACGATCGCCTTCCAGCTGGTCTCCGACTCCACGGACACCATCGCCACCAACGGCACCCAGACCGTGCACTTCAAGTCGCGCGACTTCGTGACCGACGACGCCGCCGCCAACGACGCCGCCTTGAGCGCCGGGGCTTTCCCGGTGATCGTGGCGCTGCCGATGGAAGGCCAGGCCTACGAGCGCTACCTGGCCGTGCAGGCCGTCATCGCGACCACCACCGTCACCGCCGGCAAGATCAACGCCTTCCTGACGCACGACGTGTCGAAGTGGAAGAGCTACGACGCGCCGTACCAGGCCTGATGAGGTGAGTGCATGAAAGTGATCGCCATCACCTCAGCCTTCTACAACGGTTCCCGCGTGCGCAAGGGGGACACGTTAGAGGTGCCCGAGGGCTACCGGGCGTCCTGGTTCGCCAAGGTCGCCTCGCCCGAAGCCAAGGCCGTCGTCAAGCCGGCCAAGGCCTCGCGCGAGACCCCGCGCGCACTGTCGCAGGCGGGCAAGGAAGAAGCCAAAACCTTCGTCCAAGCCCACAGCGAAAAGGCCGACCTGGCCTGATCGGCGGTCGCTGATAGCACCGGAAGGGCACCCGCACAACGGGTGCCCTTTTTGTTGCGTGTCCGTGGTCGCAAACGTGCCACCTACACTGCCGGCATCTGGAGAATCGAATGGCTTCTGACGTCCAAATCTGCAACATGGCCCTGAGCCACATCGGCTCCGAGGCGCGCGTCTCCTCCATCAGCCCGCCCGACGGCTCGGTCGAGGCCGGCCACTGCGCGACGTTCTACGACGTTGCGCGCACCGAGATGCTCGAGCCCGGCAACTGGGCCTTCTCGCTCAAGCGCGCCCAGCTCGCGCAAACCACCAACCCGAGCACCATCTGGGCTTACGCCTACGTCAAGCCCGCCGACTGCCTGCGGGCGCTGCGCATCCTGCGACCCTCGATCGCGATCACGGTGTTCACGCAGGACCTGGTGGTCGAGCCCCACACCGACGACCGCGACAGCGCGCCCTTTGACATCGAGGGCCAGGTGATCCTGACCAACGAGCCCGACGCGGTGCTGGTCTACGTGCAAGACGTGACCGACTCGACCAAGTTCCCGGCCTCGTTCACGAGCTCGTTCTCCTATTTGCTGAGCTCGTATCTCGCCGGCCCCATCATCAAGGGCAACGAGGGCATTCGCGTCGGTGATGCCATGCGCCAACGCGCCATGAGCCTGGCGGACGTGTCGGCGACCGCAAGCGCCAACGCCTCGAGCGCCGACAACCTGCCGCAGTCCACCATCTTGTCGGTGCGCGCATGAGCACGAAGTTCCTGCTGCGATCGTTTGCCGGCGGTGAGATCACGCCCGAGCTTGCCGGGCGCCTAGACCTGACCAAGTACCAGACGGGCCTCGCCCTGGCGCGCAACTTCATCACGCTCCCGCACGGGCCCGCCACGCGCCGGCCGGGGTTCGAGTTCATTCGCGCCGCCGGCAACTCGGCGCAGCGCGTGCGCCTGATCCCGTTCACCTTCAGCGCCAGCCAGACCGCGGTGCTCGAGTTTGGGCACCAATACATTCGCTTTCACATCAACGGCGCCACACTGCTCTCGCCCACGCCCGCCGCCTGGTTGACGGCCACGGTCTACGCGGTCGGCGCCCTGGTGCTGCAAGGCGGCACCAAGTACTACTGCGTGACCGCGCACACCTCGGGCACCTTTGCGACCGACTTGGCCGCGGGCCGCTGGTACGCACTGCCGGCCACGGGCGAGTACCAGATCCCGAGCCCGTTCAGCGGCGCCGACCTGTTCGACCTGCACTACACGCAGTCGGCGGACGTGATCACGATCACGCACCCGAGCTACGCCACGCGCGAGTTGAAGCGCTTGGGCGCCACCACCTGGACGCTGTCGACGCTGTCCTTTGCCGCCCCCACCAACGCGCCCACGATCACGGTCACCGCGACCGTCGCGCAAAACCAGAACCTGACCACGCAAAAGTACGTGGTCACCACCGTGGGCGCCGACGGGGTCACCGAGTCGCTGCCCTCGACCCCCAAGGCCGTCTCCAACAACCTCACGCTCGCCGGCAACTACAACACCATCACCTGGTCGGCCGTGGGCGGGGCGACGCGCTACAACGCCTACAAGCTCCGCGGCGGCATCTACGGCTACATCGGCCAGGCCCGACCCAACACCGGCGTCGTCACCAAGACGATCAGCACCATCGACCGCCCGGGCGCCGGCGACAAGACCGTGACCGTCACGACCTCGAGCGCGCACGGGTTCTCCAACAACGACCTGGTGTTGATCGAGGCGACCGGCGTCGCAAGCCTGAACGGCGCCTGGGTCATCACCGTCACCGGCGCCAGCACGTTCACCTACGAGTCGGTCACCGACTCGACCGACAACGCGGTGGTCGGCACCGCCTCGATCCCCGAGCTCTCGATCATCGACGACAACGTGCTGCCCGACACCAGCGCCTCCCCGCCCGAGGACATCATCGCGCTGAACGCCGGCACCAACGACTACCCGGCCGCCACCACCTACCACGAGCAGCGCCGCTGGTTTGCCGGCACCAACACCAAGCCCCAGGTGCTGTGGGCCACGCGCACCGGCACCGAGTCGAACCTGACGAGCTCGATCCCCTCGCGCGAGGCCGACGCCATGGAGCTGCGCATTGCTTCGAGCCAGTACAACCAGATCCGCCACCTGGTGGCGCTCTCGGACCTGATCGCGTTCACCGCCGGCGGAGAGTTCCGCATCTACTCCGACAACGCCCCGGCCATCACGCCCACCAGCGTGACGATCAAGCCGCAGGGCTACGCCGGTGCCGCCAACGTGCAGCCGGTGGTCACGACGGGCTCGATCCTGTACGTACAAGCCCAGGGCTCGCGCGTGCGTGAGCTCTCCTACAGCTGGGAGGCCAACAGCTACCGCACGGTCGACGCCTCGATCATGGCGACGCACCGGTTCAACGGGTTTACGGTTGATGAGCTGGCCTACAGCCGCGCGCCCGACTCGATCCTGTGGGCCGTGCGCGACGACGGCGTGCTGCTGGGGCTCACCTACGTGCCGGACCAGCAGGTCTACGGCTGGCACGCGCACGACACCCAGGGCACGTTCGAGTCGGTGTGCGTGGTGCCTGAGAACAACGAGGACGTGCTCTACGCCGTGGTGCGCCGCACGATCGGCGCCAGCCAACTGCGCTACATCGAGCGCCTGCGCTCGCGCTTGTTCACCAACCAGGACGATGCGTTTTTTGTCGACTCCGGGCTCACCTACTCGGGCGCCCCGGCCACCACAATCAGTGGGCTCACGCACCTCGAGGGCAAGACCGTCGACATCCTGGCCGACGGCGCGGTCGAAGCGCGCCAGGTCGTGACCGGCGGCCAGGTCGTGCTCGGCACGGCCGCAAGCCTGGTGCACATCGGGCTGCCGATCACGGCGGATCTGCGCACGCTGCCGCTCGCAATGGAAGGCGCCCAGGCGGCGGGGCAGGGCACGGTCAAGAACGTCAACAAGGTGCACCTGCGCGTGTCGCAGTCGAGCGTGATCAAGGCCGGGCCCGCGTTTGATCGCCTGCGCGAGTACCCGGCGCGCGCCATCTCCGACCCCTACGGCTCACCGCCCGCGCTGCGCGACGGCGAGCTCACACTCTCGATCGACCCGAGCTGGAACCAGGACGCCGCGATCTGCGTGCGGCAAGATTTGCCGCTGCCGCTCACCGTGCTCTCGATGACGCTCGAGATCCAGAGCGGTGGCTGAGGTCTCGATCCGACCCACCGCACCGGGCGACGCCGAGCACCTCATCGCCCACCTTCGGCCCGCCGACTTGGCCGAGTGCCAGGCCTACGGTCGGGACGACATCGCCGCCGGCATCCAGGCGAGCGTCGAGCGCTCCGTGTTGTGCTGGAGCGGGTGGGTCGACGGTGAGCTTGCCGCGATCCTGGGCGTGGCCCCGGTCAACCTGCTCACCGGCATCGGCTCGCCCTGGATGCTCGGCACGCCGGTGCTCGACCGACACCAGCGTGTCCTTGTCCGCAGCACCCCCGAGTACATTGCCCGAATGCTAAAGGCGTTCCCGCACCTGGTGAATTTTGTGCACGCGAAGAACACCACCAGCGTGCGCTGGCTGCGCCGTCTGGGGTTCACGCTGCATGAAGCCGTGCCCTACGGCGCGCTCGGTGAGCCTTTCCACCCGTTTGAAATGCGAGCCTAACCATGTGTGAGCCGACCACCATTGCCGCCATCGGCACCTGGCTTGCCGGCAGTGGCGCCGCTGCAGGCACCGCGGCTGCTGCAAGCACCGCCGCTGCCGCCGGCACCGCTGCTGCTGCTGCGGGCACCGCGGCCGCTGCCGCCGGCACTGCCGCCGCCGGCATGACCACCGCGCAAATGATCGCCCTCGGGCTTTCCGCGGCGGGCACTGGCATCAGCACCATCAGCGCGATGAACCAGGCCGACGCCGCCAAACAGGTCGCGCGCAACAACGCGCAGATGGCCGAGATGGCGGCCGACGACGCCATCCGTCGCGGCGAGCAGGACGCCCTGGCGGTGCAGCGCAAGGGCGCCGCACTTAAATCCGCGCAGCGCGTGAACCTCGCCAGCAAAGGCTTGGATCTGACCTACGGCACGGCCGCCGACCTGCAAGACCAGACCGACTTTTTCACCCAGTCGGACGTTGCCACCACGCGCGACAACGCCCGGCGCGAGGCCTACAACCTGCGCGCCCGCGGCCAGAACATGCTGGCTCAGGGCCGGGCCGACAGCCTGAACTCCATGTACGGCGCAGCGGGGTCGCTGCTGGCCGGCGGCGGTCAGGTGGCCGACAAGTGGTACACCTACACCCGGAAAGGGCCGTAAGTCATGCCGCAAGTTCCCGTTTACGGCGACCGCCAGGTCCGCACGCAACCGCTGCAACCCGCCTTCCAAAACACGCCCGACGTCAGCTCGGGCGCGCGTGCGCTCGCGCAAGGCCTGGGCCAGGTGGCCGAGGCCGCCGATCGCATCGACCTGCGCGATGCGCAGGCCAAGGCCAGCACTGTCGAGTCTAAGATCACCAGCGAGTGGTTGAAGTGGGACTCAAGCACAGAAGGCCGCGCCAAGTACCGAGGCCAGAACGCCGACGGCTACGCCCCGGCCGCTCAGGCCTGGTGGGAAAACGCTCGCAAAACTTACGGCACCGATCTTGACCCCCGCGCCGGTGCAATCGCCGGGCGCAGTCTGGCGGCCAAGCGTGATGCAGCAATGGGCAACGTGCGCACGTTCACCGGGGCCGAGAAAGAGCGCCACGCCGACGAGACCTACGCCGCCGACGTCAACACCACGATCCAGTTCGGGGTCACCTCGGGCAACGTCGCGAGCACCGCGCAGCAGATCCGCGAGAAGGCCGCCGTGCTCGGCGCGCGCAAGGGCTGGACCACCGAGCAGGTGCAGGCCGAGGCCGGCAAGAACCTGTCCGCCATGCACCTGGCGCAAATCACCAAGCTCGCCGAGGTCAACGCCCAGGCCGCGCAAACCTACTACGACGCCAACAAGGCCGAGGTCGGGTTCCAGAACCAGGCGCGCGTTGAGCAGGTGCTAAAAGGCGAGCTCGACAACCAGTTCGCGACCCAGTTCGCTGCAAGCGTGGCGACCAAGCCGCTCGCCGAGCAGCTGGCCGACGCCGCCAAAATCACCGACCCGCAGCGCCGCGAGAAGGCGCTCAACCAGATCCGCAACAACCACGCCCTGGTCAAGCAGGCCGAGCAAGAGGTCGAGGCCCGCGCCTCCGACCAGGCCTGGCAGCTGTTTGCCCAGGGGCAAAAGATCCCCGAGGCGGTCCTCTCGCAAATGTCGGGGCGCGAGCGCGCCCAGCTGCAAGAGTCGCAGCGCACCCGCTCCGAGCGCCTGGCCGCCGGCACTCCGGTCAAGACCGACATGCGCACCTACATCGACGTGCGCGAAAAACTCGCCCGCGGGGAAAAGGTCGACCTGCGCGCTTACACCGAACGGATCGCGCCGGCGCAGATGGAGTCGCTGCTCGACATCCAGGGCGCCGCGGCCAAGCCCGGCAGCGTCAAGCAAGACAGCATGCTGACCGACGAGGCGCGCATCAACACCGCGCTGATTGGCCTCGGCATCGACAAGAAAAAAGACCCGGACACCGCGTCGCGACTGACGCTCGAGATCGACCGCCAGGTACGCCTGGCCTCGGCCAACAAGGGCGGCAAGGATCTGACCGCCGACGAGAAGCAGGCGATCGTCGACCGCGTGGTGATGGACAAGGTGTACGTCGACGAGTGGGGCACCGACCCGCAAAAGCCCACGGCTTTGGTCACGCCCGACGAGATGCGCAACGCCTACGTGCGCGTCAACGGCAAGAACTACAAGGTGTCCTCGGTGCCGGCCACCGATCGCCGCCAGATCATCCAGGCGCTGCAGGCCACCGGCCAGGTGCCCACCGAGCAGGCCGTGGTCGAGATGTACTTGTCTGCCCAGCGCAATCGGCCGGCTGCACCGGCCCCGGCCGCTGCACCAGCTCCGGCACCCGTTGCCGCGCCTGCCCCGGTTGCAGCGCCGGCACCCGCAGCAGCGCCTGCACCAGCGCCTGCGAGGGCACCCGCTCCGGCACCGGCCGCGCGCGCACCGGCGCCCGCTCCGGCGCCCGCGGCGCGAACCGATCTCGAAAACGATCGGCAACGAATCATGCGCGAAGCCGCGGAAAGCACGGTTCAGACCCGGCCTGCCGCGGCGCCAGCGCCCGCGCAGCCGGCAGATGTTCCGACGCTAACACGACAGCTCGAGAACGTGGTCAAGCGGCTCTTGAACGACACGCGATTGCCCACCGCCGTCAAAGAGCAAATGGAAGTTGGCGTGCGCGATATTTCCAGCGACCTCAAAACCCTGGGTCTGACCGACGCGCAGATCGAAGCAATCATCGATCGCGCCAGCAAAGACCGCGTCACGTTCAGCCCCAACGCCGCCGCGAAAGGCACCGCTAAATGACCGACTACTTGCGTCTGGCGCAGGAGCGCGCACCGCAATCGCCCGACGTTCAGGACAACCCCTACCTGCCGCTGGCGCGTGAGCAGCAGAACCTGCAACAAAACCGCGCCCGCACCGTCATCGAGTCGGCGCTGCAGGGCGACCCGGACATTGCCGCCGAGCGACTGCGCCTGTCGCAAACCTCGGGCGTGCCGCTGCCGGTGGTCGAGCGCAACCTCGAGGCCCTGCGCCTCAAAGAGCGCGCCCGTGCCATCGACCTGATCCAACTCGCGCAAGAGTCGCCGGTGCTCTACCGGCAGCTGGTCGACCCGACGTTCACGACCACCTCGATCGACGACCTCGACACGCTCAAGAACCTCGAGCGCTCGGTCGGCCGCGGCGTGCGCTACGTCATGGGCGCCGATGCCAAGGGCGGGCTGCCGAGCGATCTCGCCGGCGCCGCCAAGTCCGTGGCGCTCGGCGGCACGGTGGGCGTGGGCAAGATGGCCTTCGACGTTGCCGGCACCGTGAACGACCTGATCGGCTGGCAGAGCGGGGCGCAGGCCGCGCGCGGCACGGCCCGGCGCTTGCAGGGCGTGATGGACGAGTACGGGTTCCAGCCCGAGTCAAGCACCGGCCAGGCCGTGCGCTCAGGCCTGCAGTCGGCCGGCACCAACCTCGCGATCCTGCCGGTGGGCCTCTACCGCGGGCTTTACGCCACCGCCAATCAGGCCGCCTCGACGGTGGCCGGTATCCTCTCGGCCGGCGTGGGCTCGGCCGCGTTCAACGAGGCACGCGAGCAGGGCCGCAATCAGCTGCAGGCCGCCGTCTACGCGATCCCGCAGGGCACGTTCGAGTACGTGTTCGAGCGCATCCCCGCCGCCAAGCTGTTTGGGGACCTGGCCGCCAATACCGGTTTGCTAAAACTGCTCGGCCGCCAAACCCTGAGCGAGGGTTGGACCGAGCAGCTCACCACGCTGACGCAAGACTTCAACGAGTGGATGAACCTGAACCCGGACAAGACCCTGGCCGAGTTCATCCAGGAGCGCCCCGAGGCCGCCTACCAGACGTTCATCGCCACCCTGGTCGGCGTGGGCGTGCAGACCTCCACGATCAAGGGCATCAACAAGGTCATCGAGGCCGCGAGCGATCGCAGCCTGCAGTTCGACCAGGACCTGCTGCAGCAGCAGATGCAGCTGGCCGCGACCTCGATGCTGCGCCAGCGCAGCCCCGAGCAGTTCCGCGCCCACGTGCAGCGCGTGGTCGACGCCAACGACGGCGCCAAGAAAGAGGTCTACGTCGACGCCGAGGTGCTGAACCAACTGCCGCAAGAGCTGCTGGCGCAGCTGCCCGAGTCGGTGCGCGAGCAGATCCCGGGCGCGCTCGAGGCCAACAGCACGGTCGCTGTGCCGATGGCCGACGTGCTGACCGTGGCGCCCGGCACCGAGCTCGAGCAGATCCTGAACGACAACGCTCGCATGCGGCCCAACGCGCCTTCGCGCGTCGAGGCCCAGCTCACCGAGCAGCTCCTGCGCCGAGAAGCCGACCGCGTGCTGCAGCAAGCCGCCGACACCCAGGCCTGGCAGCAAAGCAGCGAGCAGGTCAAGACCGCGATCCTCGAGCAGCTCAGCAGCACCGGGCGGTTCACGCCCGACGTGAACGACGCCTACGCCACGCTGCAGGCCAACTTCTTCTCGACCATGGCCGCGCGCGTCGGGCTGACGCCGCAGGAGCTCTTCCAGCGCTACAACCTGAAGGTGGCGGCAAAGCAGGTGGGGCAGGGCGGTGTGCTGAATGCCGACGTCACCACGCCCGAGTTCCGCACCTGGTTCGGCGAGTCCAAGATCGTAAACGCCGACGGCGCGCCCATGCAGCTCTACCGCGGCATGGCCGGCGAGACGCTCCCGGCAGAGGGCGTCACCGAGATGCGCCCGACTACGGGCCTGCTCGGCACTGGCATCTACATGACCGGCGTGCCCCGCCGCGCCGAGGGTTACGCTCGGGGCGAGCAGGGGCAGACCTACCCGCTCTACGCTTCGATTCAAAACCCGATCAGCGAAGACGCCTTTATTGAGCGCTTTGGCCGCACTCGCCGCACGCCCGAGGAAAACCAAGCAATCACTGACCAACTGATCAGTGAAGGCTACGACGGTGTCATCGCCCAGCGCGGCGACGGCCAGGCCTGGGAGGTCGTGGCGTTCCGCCCCGAGCAGGTCAAGTCGGTGTTCAACGAGCGCCCGACCCAGGCGCCCGGCATCCTCGAGCAGCGCGGTGTCCAGGAAAAGGGCAAGACCGTGCCGGCCGAGGTCGACGCCACTGCCAACGTCGAGTCGGCGTTTGAGTTCGCCGCCACCCAGTCGTTCCCCACCAACCGCGACTTCAAGCTCTCCCTCCAAGCGCGCGTGGTCGCTGCCGCCAAAGCCGCCAAGGTCAAGCTCAACGAGTTCACGCAAGGCACCGAGCAGTACCTGGTGCGCATTGCCTTGGCCGATGGCCTAACCGCGCTGCGCACCAACGCCAACGCTGTTGGCTGGTACAACGAAAAAGTGACCAAGGCCCTGCGCCTGGTGTCGCTGATCCACCCCGAGATCGCCACCGACCCGCAGGCCAAGTTCGCGTTTGTGTGGGCCATGGCCGTGACCTCCAACGGGCTCAAGGTCGACAAGAACTTCGAGCTGGCCGAGAAGGTTTACCAGGGCTACAAGACCACCGGTCAGATGCCCACCGACGTCGGCATCGGCACCGCCGCCGAAGCAATCAACCGCTCGCTGGGGCTCTACAACACGCTGATCGAGAAGCACGGCTTCGAGGTCGTCGAGAAGTTCATGACCACGCTGCAGCCTGCGGGCGAGGTCGAAAAGTTCACCGGCAACAAGGTCACCGGCGAGAACAAGACCACCCTGGTGTACGGTGCCGCCGCACTGGGTCCGAAGATCGGCAACGGGTTTTTCATGAACCTGTACGGGCGCTTCGAGCAGCTCACCATGGACCGCTGGCTGATGCGCACCTGGGGCCGCTGGACCGGCACCCTGGTCGAGGCCAACCCCGAGCAGGTTAAGGCCAAGCGCACGCTGCTCAAGGGCCTGATCCAGTCGCTCACGCCTGCCGACAAAAAAGCGTTCGAGGCAATCATCAAACGCAAGCTCACGGTTGGCGACGTCGACGCGGTCGGCCAGGCCATCTGGAAGGCTTCGCAAAAGCCAGCCAACCGCAAGGCCATGGCCGTCATCGGTGTCGCCGATGAGACACTTCAGGCGCGCTTTACCGAGCTGCTGGGCGAGCCGAAGAAAGGCCAGGAGCGCGTCTCGGTTGGCGACGAGCTGCGCAAGGCGGGCAACGCTTTAACAAAATATCTCGACGGACAGAAAGAAGCCCCGTCGGGGCCCCCTGAGCGCGGCAACATTCGCAAGGTGTTTGCCCAGGTGCTGGGTGAACTCCAGAAGACCTATCCAGCGCTTACAATGTCAGACCTGCAAGCGCTGCTCTGGTATCCTGAGAAGCGCCTGTACGATGCTGCAAAAACATCCGATGAGGCAACCGATGGCTACGAAGACGACGAAGCTCCCGACTACGCAAACGCAGCAGCCAAGCTCGCCCGCAGCCAAGGCATCCCCGACGCCGACATCGCCGCCGCCAGCGCAGCCGTCGACGCCGAGCTTCAGGCCGCTGTCGGCGCAGCAGGAGTTCAACGAGGAGAACGAGGACCTGGCGATCGCACAGGAAGTGCTGGGCCAGAAGGCGTCCTAGAGCAGGGCCCCCGCGGCACGTTCAGCCCCGAGCAGCTGCTCGTCACGCTGAACGAAAACGCCGACCTTTCCACTTTCCTGCACGAGTCAGGGCACTTCTTCCTCGAGGTGCTGGCTT